TTGGAGCACAGGGTATGGGACATAATTACAGCCCAGAAGCCCGTAAATCTTTCAAGGCAAGACACGGTAAGAACATTAAGAAGGGTAAGACAAGTGCGGCTTTTTGGGCTAATAAAGTGTTTTGGTCAGGTAAAGGTGGTAGCAAAAAATCTCCCCCTAAATCTCAGAAACATAGGTTTGGTTGATGAAACCTTATGTATATAATTGCAAGCTCGTTAAGATTGTTGATGGAGATACCATTGATGTCGATATTGATTTAGGTTTCGGTGTATGTCTCAAGAAGCAACGCATAAGACTTGAGGGTATTAACGCACCTGAGAGTCGCACAAGGAATATGGCAGAGAAGAAGCTTGGACTTTTAGCGAAGTCAAGGTTATCCGCAATCCTCATGAGCGATTTCGTGGTAAAAACAACCCTAGATAAGAAGGGAAAGTTTGGTCGGATTATCGGCACACCTTATGTCGGTGATACAAATGTGTGTGAATTATTAGTCAAAGAAGGTCATGCCCGTGTGTATGACGGTGGCAAAAGGGAGTCTTGGACATGATATTTAGTGGAATAATAAATGCTGTTGGCGGTGTTGCCACAGCCTGGATGAATAACAAAGTCGAAGAAACTAAAGCTAAAGGTGAATTAAAAGTTGCTGTTGAGAAGCGTAAAACAAAAATGGCTACTGGAGAAATTGACTGGGATCAGACAATGGCAGAAGCCTCAAAAGACAGTCTTAAAGATGAGTGGATTCTAGCCCTGTGGTCTATACCCTTAATACTTTCCTTTACGGGAGAAACCGGGGTTCAAATCGTAATGGATGGATTTGAGGCACTTGATAAAGCACCAACGTGGTACACCGCAAGTCTGGGTGTTATAGTAGCGGCTAGTTATGGTGTAAGAAGTGCAGCTAAATTTTTTAAAAAATAGGAGATTATATGTCTGATTTAGAAAAACAAATTAGGAAAAAAACAATTTTAGAAGAATATGTTTTAGACAAAACAGATCTTGATGAAAAAGCTTTAAAAGCTATAGATGATGTTGAAAATTTTCTTAATGAAAGAAAAGATAGTATTGGATTTGTTTGGGATAAATTTAGAAAAACAGCTTACATTTTTATCTTTGCAGGAGCGATTTGTGGGTATATTATAAGTTTAATTTTACAAAGTCTTACATAGGAGGGACTAATTGGCATAAATACTATAGATACTTCTAGTTTTATATTAAAACTAATTAAAGAACGCCGTCAGATGATCTTAGAAGTATTAGAAAATAAAGGTGTTTCTAATATGGAAAAATACCATTCATTAATGGGAGAACTAGATGGCATAAATTTTATTAAACAGGAACTCCAGAGCCTGCTAGATAAACAGGAGCATATTGATGACTGAGGCTATACAAAAAATGGGTGAAACAACAGATTTACCCTCACATTACGTAAATAAAGATGATCGGGTTTTAGATCCGACTTTAATTGAAAAATCCGCTTTAGAAAGAATGCCAAATCCAACGGGATGGAGGATTCTTATTTTGCCGTATCGTGGCAAAGGAAAAACAGAAGGCGGTATTTACCTTCCAGATAAAGTGCAAGAAGAAACAAATATAGCAACCGTTGCAGGTTATGTATTAAAGGTAGGTCCTTTGGCTTATAAAGATAAAGAAAAGTTTCCGGATGGGGAATGGTGTAAAAAAGGTGATTGGGTTATTTTTGCCCGCTATGCAGGTTCCCGATTTAGAATTGAGGGTGGAGAAGTAAGAATTTTGAACGATGATGAAATTCTTTCGACAATTCTTGACCCAGAAGATATATTGCATTTTTAGGAGTAAAAAATGGCGAGAAAATCAACAGCAGAGCAATTAGCACAACAAGAGGAACCAACCGTAGATGTTGGGGACGAAGAAAAAGGGGTCGTTGTAGAAACAGAGACTCAAGAAACAGAAACAGTTGCCGAAGAAGAGCAGGGTTCTTTAGATTTAGTAGGTGGAAAGGGGGATAAACCCGAAAAAGCCGAAGAGGAAGAACAAACTGAATATACGGCTAATGTTCAAAAAAGAATAGATAAGCTAACAAAAAAAATGCGAGAAGCAGAGCGCAGAGAAAAAGCAGCCCTTCAATACGCAGAAAACGTAAAAGGTGAATCAGATCAATTAAGGACTCGAATGCAGTCTTTAGATGAAGGTTATTTGAAAGAATATACTAATCGTGTAGACGCTGAAGAGGGGTCTGCAGAACAAAGTTTAAGAGATGCTCTTAATTCAGGTGACGCTGAAGCTATTATAAAAGCGCAGAAACAATTATCGGAAGTTACTGTTTCTCGAGAAAGAATTAGACAAGCTAAAGCAGAGCAAGAAGCATATGAAAAACAAGTTGAAGCTTATAATAAACAGCAGCAACAACAACCAGGACAACCTTCTACTCAACAACCTGATCCAAAAGCGGAGAAATGGGCAGAGAAAAACGAATGGTTTGGAAATGATGATGCAATGACATACGCTGCTTTTGGTGTCCATAAAAAAATGGTTGAAGAAGAAGGATTTGACACTAAGTCTGATGAATACTACAATGAATTAGATAGACGTATGCGTGAAGAGTTTCCGCATAAGTTTTCAAACGGGGAAGCAACGAAAAAACCCGCTCAAACTGTTGCTTCAGTATCCCGCAATACCTCAAGTAAAGGGCGGGGCAAAAAGGTTAGACTCACCTCATCCCAAGTAGCGATAGCGAAAAAACTAGGTGTGCCGTTAGAAGAATACGCGAAATACGTGAAGGAGTAATACAGTGACTGATGCAAACCAAAAAGGGACTAAATCTGTTAGTCGCGCTTCTCGCGCACAAGACACAAGGGAGAAATCGGCTAGGCGTAAGCCGTGGACCCCACCCACTATGCTAGATGCACCCCCTGCNCCAGAAGGTTATAAACACAGGTGGATAAGAGCAGAAGTTCGAGGATTTGATGATCGTAAGAACATTTCAGCTCGACTTCGAGAAGGATATGAACTTGTTCGACAAGATGAATATCCTGATTTTGAAGCTCCTGTTGTTGATTCAGGGAAGTATGAAGGTGTATTCGGCGTTGGTGGTTTGCTTCTTGCAAGAATACCGTTGGAAACAGTTCAGGAAAGGAGCGCTTATTTTGAAGAGCGTAGCCAAGACCAAATGACGGCTGTAGATAACGATATGCTTCGTGAGAACTCTCATTCATCTATGAGGTTCAGTAAACCTGAACGTCAAAGTCGTGTAACTTTTGGCGGTCAAAAGAAAGATTGACCGTCCTAAAATAGGAGTAAACTACTTATGGCTAATACAAGTACAGCCTATGGTTTAATTCCTGTAGGACTCGCAGGTTCAGCTACCAATTCAACAGGGGTAACTGAATATGAGATCGCTTCCGATAACACAAATGCCATTTATCATGGTGGTATTGTGGTTCCGTTGGCAGCAGGCGTAATTACTTTCGCCGGAGCTACTGATGGTGGAACAACTCAAGCCTTGGGTGTTCTTACAGGAGTTGAATACGTTGATTCTGGGACAAAAAAACCTACTTTTAAGAATTTTTGGCCCGGTTCTAACTCTGTGTCTGTTGACACAAATCACCCTGTCCGTGCTTTTGTAGCGGATAACCCTAATCAAATTTTTAAGGTAGCATCTGATGCTTCTTTAACTGATAGGGCAACCGCACTAGCAGGTGTTTTTGCAAATGCAAGTCTTGGTACTTCTGCAAGAACAGGTTCTGATACAACAGGACAATCTAACTCAGCATTAGGTGTTTCAACAATTGCTACTACGGCAACTCTTCCTTTAAGAATTGTTGGTATTGTAGATGATGAAGCAAACAACGATTTCACAGCAGCAGGTATTCCGTTGCTTGTTCGTCTTAATGCTCATTTCAATGCAGGAACTCGCAGGTTTGATTCTCAGACCACTGCGGATTCTACAGGTATCTAGGAAGGAGCTAGTACACTATGGCGATATCTCGTTCACAACTAGCTAAAGAGCTAGAACCCGGACTTAATGCCTTATTTGGCCTAGAGTACGATAGATACGATCAAGAACATGCTGAAATCTTTGAAGAGGAAAGCTCTGATCGTGCGTTTGAAGAAGATGTAATGCTGTCAGGTTTTGCAACTGCCCCTGTTAAATCAGAGGGTGGAAGTGTCAACTTTGATGATGCTCAAGAAACTTACACAGCGCGTTACACACACGAAACAATTGCACTGGCTTTCAGTATTACTGAAGAAGCCGTGGAAGATAACCTTTATGACCGTTTGGCTAGTAGATATACACGCGCTCTTGCTCGTTCTATGTCTCAGACAAAACAGATTAAAGCTGCTGCTATTTTGAACAATGCGTTCACAACTGGCGCTTCTGCAATTGGTGACGGTGCAGCTTTATGTTCGTCTTCTCACCCAACTTTAAACGGCACACAAAGCAACATTCTTGCAACAGCTGCTGACCTTAATGAAACTTCTCTTGAGCAGTTACTTATTAATGTCGCAGGTGCAGCAGATGAGCGCGGTTTAAAAGTGGCTATTCGTGGAACTAAACTGATTATTCCTAAAGAACTTCAGTTTGTTGCCGAAAGATTATTAAACAGTAATCTACGCCCCGGAACTGCCGACAATGATGTCAATGCAACTAAATCAATGGGTATGCTCCCAGAAGGTGCAGTTGTTAATCACTTCTTAACTGACACAGATGCGTTCTTTATTAAAACAGATTGCCCAAATGGGTTTAAAATGTTCCAAAGAACACCTCTTCGCACAGCTATGGAAGGTGATTTTGACACTGGAAATATGCGCTATAAAGCCAGAGAAAGATACAGTTTTGGTGTATCTGACTGGAGATGCGTATTCGGAACTCCCGGAGCTTAAGGTTAAAAACATTTAATCTTATATAAGGGTGGCCTTGTGCCACCCTTATTTTTTGTGTAAACTAAAACTCTCGGATAAATAGCTTTAAAGACTGGCCGGGCAGACGCTTACAAAGACTTTAAAGCTTAACTCTTGTAAGGAGAATGACATGGCAGTACATTTTACAGGCCCTATTTTGTATGCAGGGAAAGATGCCCCTCGCAAATGGTTCGCAAATTTACCAATAGCTAACACACCAGATTATGTTTCTACATTTGATGACTATACTGGAGTGGCTTTAGACTCAACAAACGATTGGACAGTGGTTAAAGATAGTGGAGCATCAGCAGCAATAGCAGCAGATGTTGAAAGCGGAGTTCTTTTACTTTCTTCTACAGCTACAACAGATGATGACGGTGCTTCCGTTCAAGGCAACGAAATATTTAAAGTTGCAACAGGTTCAACTGGCAGAGACATTTGGTTCGAAACCAAGTGTAAAGTTTCAGACGCAGATCAAATGGATTTTTGTATTGGTTTGACTGTTAATTTTGCAACAAATCCAGAAGCAATGTTAGCTGCAGCCGACAGAATTGTTTTTGAATCTGATGATGGAACAGCAACTCTTCAAGTTATTACTGAAAAAGATGGTACAGAAACAGCGACAGCTTTGTCGTCTACGTATGATTTGGAAGATGATACCTTTGTTACTTTAGGTTTTAAAGTTTCTGGAAAAAATAAAAGTAGTGCAATAGTTGAGTTTTTTGTTAATAGAGAATTGGTTGCTACACATACAACTAATATTCCTGATGACGAAAACCTAACTGTTGGAGCTATGGAACTTTCTGGTGACGCTAGTGGAACTAAAACAGCGTCTATAGACTACCTACTTGCAGTTCAAGATAGATAGGAGCAGTAAATGGCAACAGCGAAAAAAACTGTAACAAAGAAAACAACTTTAAAGACTACTGTTAAAAGCTCAAAAAAGGAACTACCTCCGCAGGGTAGTTCCGAGCATAAAGCAATGGTTTTAAGAGGTGAAATCAAAGAATAGGAAGGAGGGTGTATGTCGGGATCAGATGTACAATCCACATTTATTGAGGCAGCAGCTTCTGATGATAATGGAATATCAACGGCAGCTACTTTGTCTGAGGCAGGTAATCTCACAATTAACGGTGCGTTAGCTGACGGAGGCTCTGTTACTTTCGACCAACCTCGTAATGTTATTATTACTTCTGCCGGAGATGATAGTGGCGACACGTTTACTGTAACAGGTACAGACGAAACAGGCACCGCTCAAACTGAAGTCATAACAGGAGCAGATACAGGAGTCGCAACAGGCTCTAAATATTTTGCAACTGTTACGCAAATTGCAGCATCTGGTGCAAGTGCAGGTAATGTTGAAGCAGGTTCTGGTACAGCAATAGCCGCTCCTATATTTAGGGGCAGCCTAAGACTTCGTAATTTTTATTTTGTTAACACGGGTTCTGCAGGGACTATTTCGTTAAACGAAGGTTCTGCAACAGGTTCTAACAGAATGAAATTTAACACTATAGCAGGTGCAAATACTAATGCTTATCCTGATATAGGAGGTGAAGGTCTTCGGTTTAGTGGAGGCGGTTATGTTGTGTATACACAGACACATTTATCGTCATTGACGGCATTTTATAGTTAACATGGACGCTTCTTTAGAAGAGTCTGTGCGTCAGGAAATTAAAGACTGGTCTAAACATGCTTTAGAACAACCTAACGACATGTTTAGCGGTTTACCTGCTTGTCCTTACGCACAAAAAGCGTGGGAAGATAATCGTGTTGGGTTTTCTTTTTTGTACGAAAAGAACTCACAAACGCTAACAACATTAATATCTCAGTTTGATGATCGTTATGATGTTGTTGTATTGATTGATTTTGATTTTGAAGAAGATGCCGAGGAATTTCACGAATCTTTAGAAAGAATTAACATGGCAATTTCAGAAGGTGTGTATGTTCAAAAAGACGTTTGGGTTATGGGTTTTCATCCTTATGACGACCCTAACGAACTTATTGATGACAATACTTTTTCTGCTTCTGTTAACGAACCGTATTCAATGATTTTTGTTCAAAGACTTAGTAAACTCCAAGAATCTTCTGATAAAATTAAAAAATTAGGGTATTATAAAACTTATCTTGAACAATATGATGTTTCTCAAATGCTGAAGAAACGTCAAGAAACCTATAGGAGACTGCAAAATGGCAATGGGTAGAGTTAATTTAGGTAATGGCGCAGCCAAATCAGTTAAGAAAATGCGTGGTGGTGGCATGGTTAAAAAAGCCCGTGGTGGCGGTATGACCAAGAAAATGCGTGGTGGTGGCATGGTTAAAAAGTTAGATAAAGGTGGTCCTTCTAAAACAGATGAGGATAAAAACCAAGAAAACTATGACAAAGCTATTAGAAAAATTGCTAAACAAAACAAAAAAGGGAAAAAATAAAATGGCATTAGGAAAAGTAGAAAAAGGTCCTCAACCCGTTGAGCTAAACCGCCAAAGGTATAATGAGGGGGTTACCTCTCCAGATGCCTCTAAAGTAACCGTTCCAGAGGGTAAAAAAGGGAAATAACCAATGGGTTCTTCTCGAGTAAAATTAGGGGTTTCTGTTCCTAAAAAAGTTAGAAAACTTAAAAACGGGGGTAGTTTTTCCGGATCAGTAAATTTAGGTGCAGGTTCTCCTACCCGTTATTCGGATACTTCTGGGCGTTTTTCCTTAACTATTCCTTTTGGTCCTAAAAGAGTAGAAAAAAGAAGACCGTCTATAGAAGCTAGTTTTCGTAGAAGACAAGGACTTGGTGGAAGCAGAAGCAAAATTGTGCCTTCTCTTATAATTGGTGGAAGATATAGATACAACATAGGTGAAAAAGGAAAATAATAATGGCATTATCAGGGTCTAAAGACTTTGAGCTTGATGTAACAGAGTACATTGAAGAGGCTTTTGAACGATGTGGTCTTGTTATGCGGACAGGCTACGACCTTAAAACCGCCAAACGCTCTATGAATTTGTTATTTGCTGATTGGGCTAACAGAGGCTTAAATCAATGGACAATAGGGCAGGTGTCTATAACTCTTGCTGACGGCATAGCCGAATACCCTGCAGGGACCCTTACAATGACGGTTGGAGCTTCAGGGTCTTTTACTGTTGGAGAAACAATTACGGGTGGTACGAGCGCGGCAACGGCTTCTATTACAAGTAAACCAACTTCAACAAGTTTGGCTATAACAGTTCCTTCGGGGACTTTTACGTCTGGAGAGACAATTACTGGTGGAACAAGTGGAGCTACGACAACTGTATCTGCAGCAGTTAGTTTTTCTGCTGTTCAGAGCACGATTGACATATTAGCTGCTGTTGTTCGCCGGGATAATACAGATTACAACATTCAAAGAATTAGCCGTGGTGATTACCTTGGTATTCCTAACAAAACAACAGAGGGAAGACCTTCTCAAATATTTGTAAATAAACAAATTACGCCTACTATTAAATTATGGCCTACCCCGGATAAAAACACAGATGTTCTTTTATTTGATAGACTTGTTCGCATAGATGATGCGGATAATTACATAGACACGCTTCAGATGCCGTTTCGGTTTTACCCTGCGTTAGCTGCTGGTTTAGCGTATTATTTATCAATTAAAAAAGCTCCTGATCGAATAACTTTGTTAAAAAGTATATACGATGATGAAATAGCTAGAGCTATT